GAGCAGAGCAGGGGCGCCGATGGCTTCTGACGGGCTGGCGCAGGCGGCGCGAGGACGGCGCGGCGGACGCGGCGGCAAGGTGTATGACGAGGACCTGGCCGAGGAGATCTGCGACAGGCTCGCCGCAGGCGAACCATTGGCCGAGATCTGTCGCGACCCGCGCATGCCGGATGAGAAATCAGTCCGGCGTTGGGCATCGGAAGGGGAAGATAGTCGATATTACGCGCCAGGCTTTGGGCCGAGGTACGCGCGTGCAAAATCAATGGGTTACGAGAGATTGGCCGATGAAGTGATAGCGATCGGCGACGCTCCGATCCTGTTTGATGGCAAGCCCGACAACGCCATGGTTCAACACGCGCGGCTGATGTCGGAAAACCGTAAGTGGCTGCTCTCTAAGATGCTGCCAAAGCAGTTCGGTGACAAGGTGACGGCGGAGCTGGTCGGCGATAGCGATCGGCCGTTGATTACTCGCATTGAATTGGTGCCGGTCGACCCGCGGCCGATCGTCGACGTGACGCCGACGAAGCCCCGAAAGCAGCGCATTCGGAAGCCTGGTGGTAGCCCGAGGTGAGGCTGGCGAGGGGAAATGGCGCAAAGCCTGAGGTTTTGCGATGTTACCTACTGCCTCAATAGCGGTAGGTGGGTCATTTGGCTGTATCTATATACGCGCGAGGGCGGGCGGGTCAGGCTGGTTGGATAGCCCAAGATCTTCCCCTGCTGACCCGCGCCACCCCCGGGGGGCACCCATCAGGAAATTGGGTTCCCATCGCGGCAGCGGTGGCCCCGCTTCACCCACCCGTGTGTGGCGTGTGCCCGGGTTTATTTTTTTGGTAAGTTTGAAAAGTTTCACTCAACCTATGCGTTAGCGAGGCTGAAGCGGTCGCGCCAACGGTTGAGTTCTGCGACGGCGAACCGGCGTTTTGCTTTGGTGCCGGTGGATGCGAGCCTGGCGGCATTGACTTCGTGTCGCAGGCGATCTTGTGGGAGGTTGAGGTAGGCCGCGGCTTGGCGTTCGGAGAGTGTGGTCGGGTTTGGTGGATGCTGTCCCGGCGGTGCCGCCAGTTTATCGACGATGGTTTGCCGCAAGGCTTCCCAGGCTATGGTGTCTGATGGGTTTGGGTCTGATTGTCTCCAGATTTTAAGGCCGGGTAGTGGGTATCGTTGGGTAAGCCGGCTGACGAGACGGTGGGCACGTTCTGGATTGAGGTTGGGATCGTCGGCCACGAGTGCGGTGAGGTGGCGATACCTGGCGTAGATGAGCATGCGCTCTTCTCCATTAGATGCCTGGGTTTGGTGTGGTGTGGACGAAGGATTATTTGGTTAGGGGTTTTGTCCAGCGGCAGCGATGTCGGCCGTGGGGGCCATGGCAGATACACGCGGCGGCGGACTATGCCGATGAGTGGCAGGCATTGTATCGGGTGGAGGGTGCCCGGCGGCGGTTGAAGAAGGCGCGAGCGGAGGCACAGGAGCAGCGCGCGGCGGTGCTGGCGTGGGATGTGGCGGCCACCCGGGATGGGGTGGCGGCGGCGGTCCAAGCGGAGGCGCGTCGCCGACAGGTGGCGGCGCTGCGTGTCACTGAGGCCCGGGAGGCTGAGGTCCGGCGTCAGCGGGACGCGGCTGGCCGCCGGGTGCGGGTACTGGAGGCCAGGAAGAAAGCGGCGGCTGCTAAGCGAGCGGCGGTGGTGTCGCGGAAGTTTTGGGCTGCGTGGGTGCAGCGGGTGCGTTCGCAGTCGCGGCCCCGGCGGCCGCTTGATATGGGCGGTCCGCGGGATCAATGGCTGAGCTTTGAGCTGGGTGACGGGAAGGATTGATGCCGGCGGGACAGATTGCGCTGCCCAGGAAGTTGGTGGAGGTGTTTAGCGGCGAGGCGCTCTACCGCGGCGCCTATGGCGGCCGGGGCAGCGCTAAGTGTTTCGGTCGGGGGACGCGGGTTCTCCGGGCTGACGCATCGCTGGTCGCCGTCGAGGATGTGCGGGAGGGGGATTTCCTCCTGGGCCCGGATGGCAGTCCGCGTAAGGTTCTGGGTTTGGCGCAAGGGATAGCTCCGCTGTACCGGGTGACGCAAAAGACCGGCATGAGTTACGTGGTCAACGGTGATCACATTTTGGTTCTGGAGAGATCACGGCACGCCGCCGAGGATTATGGCTCTGTCAGCAAAGCGGGGAACCGGCAAAGATCGAATGGCCGATACGGCGGATACGATACGGGCCTGGGCTATTCGCTGATTACCGCGGCTGAATACGCCGCAAAGCCGGAGCGGTTTAAGGCACGGCATTTTGGTTTCCGCCGCCCGGTTGTCGGGGTGCATAAGGCGCTTGGGGTTGATCCTTATTTCCTTGGTTTATGGCTGGGGGACGGCACCTCCAAGGCGCCGGAAATAACTAATCCCGACCCTGAGATAATCGCGTTTATTTATGCGTATTCGGAAGAGGAGAACTGGGTTGTCTCCGAGATGGGCAACGGAAGAAGCGCCTCCCGATTTTACATTGGTAGTGAGTTTTCGCGGGCCGGCAGTTTTGTTCAGCAATTACGCGTCGCCGGAGTATTCAAGAGCAAACACATCCCGGCGGAATATTTCAATGCATCAACCGAGCAGCGGTTGGCTCTGTTGGCCGGCTTGGTTGATACGGACGGCCACATAGCGAACGGATGTATTGCTATTTCGCAATCACGAGAACCGTTGCTCGACGACATTATTCGCTTGGCGCACGGGTTGGGCTTTAAGGCGAGCAAGCGTTACACGCCGGTGCCGCTCAACGGCAAAGTCTGCGACGCGTGGAAATGTCAGATCGGTGGCAACATCGACAGGCTTCCTCTAAAGGTTATGCGCAAGCGCGATGCTGCCGCTTGCGTCGTTAAAAACAAAGACTGGCGGCGCACAAGGATCGACATAGAGGAAATCGGTGTTGGTGCGTATTTTGGTTTTGAACTCGACGGCGATCACCTGTTTATGTTGGCGGACGGCACGGTAACGCATAACTCCAGGTCCTTCGCGAAGATGGCGGCGGTTTACGGGTTGCGGTGCGCTCAAGCCAGGGAGAGCGGGGTAATCGTCTGCGGCCGGGAGTTTCAGAATTCCCTGGACGAGTCCTCCATGGCGGAGGTCAAGCAGGCGATCGAGACTGAGCCGTGGTTGAACGAAAACTATGAGATCGGGGAAAAGTACATACGGACCAAGGACGGTCGGATAGATTTTACCTTTGTTGGTTTGCGCCGCAACATCGAGAGCGTTAAGTCGACTGCCAGAATTAGACTTCTGTGGGTGGACGAGGCGGAGCCGGTCAGTGAACAGGCCTGGCAGAAGGCGATCCCGACGGTGCGCGAGGAGAATGCGGAAATCTGGGTGACGTGGAACCCGGAGCGCAGGGCTAGCCCGACCAATCAAAGGTTCCGCGAGAACCCGCCCGAGAACAGCAAGATCGTGCAGGTAAACTGGCGCGACAACCCGTGGTTTCCCAGTACCCTGGACCAGATCCGGCGGGAGGACCAGGCCAAGCGGCCGGAGCAGTACCCGCATATTTGGGAGGGTGACTACGCGACGGCGCATGTCGGGGCGTATTTTGCTGCTCTTCTTAGTGAGGCGCAGCGCGAGGGCCGGATCGGTAAGGTTAGCCGGGACCCGCTCCTTGGTATCAGGGCCTACTGCGATATCGGCGGAACTGGAGCAAAATCAGACGCTTTCGCTATGTGGATTTGCCAGTTTGTCGGTAGGGAGGTGAGGGTTCTCTCTTATTACGAGGCGATCGGCGAGACGCTGGCGGTGCACCTGCAGTGGCTGCGGGATAACGGCTGGGGGAAGGTGAGCATATTCCTGCCCCATGACGGCGCCACGCATGACCGGGTGTACGACGTCTCGTTTGAGAGCGCCATCCGGCAGGCCGGTTTTCCGGTTGAGGTGATCCCCAACCAGGGCCGCGGCGCGGCGCGTATGCGGATCGAGGCGTTGCGGCGTCTTTTCCCATCGATCTGGTTCAACGCGGAAACAACCGAGGCCGGTAGGGATGCGCTCGGCTGGTACCACGAGAAGAGAAGCGAAGACATCAGGGATGTCGGTTTAGGTCCAGATCATGACTGGTCAAGTCATTCTGCGGACGCCGCAGGTCTAATGGCAGTAGCGTATGAAACACCATTAGGGCGGCCAAGTAAACTAAAATATAAACAGCTAGGTCTCGTCTGACGAGTAATGGG